GGGATTGATTTCGGATTTATGTGCTGCGAGCGCAGCGAGAAGCGTGGTCCCTTCGGAAGCCGGGACAACGACCGCGGCGGTGTGGCGGCCTGAGGGATTGACGAAAATCGGGTGCATGACTTCCATTTTGCCGTTGACTTCGTACTTCCGGCCTGGCCAATGGGTACAGGCTGGACTCAGAAAATCATTGTTGCAGATCGAGCAGCGGATCATGTCATAGAACCACGAGATAGAGAAGCGACGTACCTTGCCTTCCAGATAGGCGGTCATGGCTTCGCGGGTGGTCAGGCGGATGGTGTGTTTGAACAGACTGCCGTCGAGCCATGATCCTTGGATGGATCCAAAGAGCGCGTCCAGGTTCTCACGATGGTCTTTGACGAATGCCTGCCCTTGGAAGCTTTCGGCGAACTTCTTCCAGTCGGCTTCGAACCAATAGCCGTTGCGGTTGTCTTTGTCCCATTGGAAGACCGCTGCGTCGAACTCGATGAATTCCAGTTCGCCGCTCTCGATCTTGGCGAGTGTTTCGGCGCGGTTGGTGATGGTCAACTCGGCCACGTAGGCCGGGCTGTACATGATGGGAAGGGTGGTTTTTACTGGCATGGTTTACTCCTATGGAATAAAGGACTGGTCGCCAAACGGTGTATCCAGTGGTGGCTCTGGCGCCGGTGGGTTGGGGTCATAGCCTTCGATGCCGTAATCTGGCTCGGGGACGGTCTTTGGCTTGGGTGTAAGCGTGGCGAAGGGATCGGGACAGTCCAGGTACTGCGCCGGATTGGGCTCGCCTTCTTCCTCGGCTTCGACCATCTTGGCCGGTCCCTGGGCGAATTGGGTAAAGGTGGTGAACTCACGTTCGTAGTCGGCGCAGCCGCGCGTAAGTGTGCGGAACCCGACTTCCTCGCTGATAAAGACAATGTGTTTGCCGCGGACTCTGGTCTGTACTTCTACAGGGCGCAGAGTGAGCAACTTGCCAATGAATCCGCCTTTGGGGTCCCATGGTCCTTTAGGCATACAGCCCCCTTGTCCAGTTACACCAGGCTTTGCCACGGGTCCCGATCCAGGGCTTGATGTAGACGCGGTGGTCGGCGTCCGATCCGGCGCGCGGCCAGCCGGGGATGTGGTCCACGATCAACATTTCTTCGAGCAGCCTCCACTGGTCTTCGATCAGGCCGAAGACGCGCGGGCCGGTGAAGCCGTAGGCTTCGATCAGGACTGGTTGCCCGTGCAGTGTGCCCAGGTGTGGGAGTTCGGGGAAGAATTCGAGCGCGTTCAAGGGTACGGCTGTTTGACGATTCGAGACGAACGGCCATTCCAGGTGGCCGTATACAGGGTGGCGCTTCCAGTAATCGCGTTCCGTGCTGTGACCGACTAGGCCATGCACGGTGACGATGTCGGGACGGTTCCAGGCGGTGATGGTGGCGTCGGGTGGGTTGTAGAAGTTTTGGTATTCGATGATCGCATAAGTGCCAAGGATCTCGGTCACCCGGACCAGCCCGCCGCCGTTGCGTAGGACCGTATACGCTTCGCTGGTCCCGTCGTTGGTGTCGAAGTAACCTCGGCCTGGGATGCGTATGATCCCCCACATAAACTCGCCTAAGGTGCGCTTGAAACCGTAATTGATCCAGGCGGGCCGGTCGGCCAGCTTGACAACGATCTTGCTGCGGTTGTCGACCTGCCCGCCGACGACGGGCCGGATTACAACCGTTTCGCCGGTTTCCCGCAGCCCGCTCTTGTTGTAGTGGGTGCGCGAGATCGCGTCATGCCGCAAGCGAGCGAAGCGATGTGAGTCTCCGATGTGCAGGGTCACGCCATAAGCCGGGTTGAAGACAGGTTCGTCGCCGATCTCGATGTAAACCAGGCCGCTGGGGAGAATCAGCTTACGCACGGAAGATGCCTTTGATGATGTTAAGCGTGCGGCGCAGGCCGCTCGTTGTGTAACCGTCAGGCGCGAGCGCATATCGAGCGCGGGAGCCGGTGGGGTCTTCCAGGATGAAGTAAGGCACGGGTTCGACCGGCTCCGGGGTGGGTGGTGGTTCCGGCTCGGTGTCGGGGTCGACCGGTTGCAGGTAGAACGTGCGGACCCACTTCCCGCGCCATGGGTTGGGGTCAGTCCCGGCGATCTGCGACCACTCCCCTGAAGTACCGACAATTTCGACGATAGTGCCGGCGGGGATAGTGTCGCGCTTGGTCTCGCCGGGTTGCAGGTAATAAGGGCAGGTGAAGGTAACGCGGTAACTCATTCATCCTCCGTTGTGCTGGTGTCTGTGGGTTCGCCGGGCTCGGTTTCTTCGCTCACGCCTTCCGGCTGCTGCACCTTGCGCCGCACGCCCTTGGGCTGCGGGCCGTCCGTGTCGTAGTCCTTGCCCAGCATCTCGTAGAACAGAAGTAAGTAAGTGGGCTCGTCGATTAACTCCCGGTCGAACAGGTCGGCCAGGACCGGCTCGATCCGGGCGGCGGCCAGGGCCAGCGTGGAATTGTCGCGCTCGGTCACGTCATCGGCGCGCACGGCGATACCGGCCGCCTGTAAGCGTTTCTTGGTGAAGTGGATCTTCTTGACGACTGCGATGGTGCACAGGGTAGCCAGCGCGCGCTTGAAACTGTTCTGGCGCATCTTGAACTTGCGGAAGGTGGGTGTTCCGGCTGCTTCGGCTGTGGTGCGGGTAGAGCTCTCCGGTTCGGCCAGGTAGTGAAGTGGTAGCCCGATGCCTGCGGCAATGTGCTTTTTGATGGCAAGGATGTCCATGTTGGCGTCGAAGCTCTGTAAGTTGGGGCTGAGTGTGCCCCATACTTCCGTGTCGTCGTTCACGACGATGGAACCTGGTTGCGGTGGGTTGGCGTTGAGTTCGGCTTCGCGCTGTTTGCGGGTTCTGGTGTCGGTGAATTTGCCCTTCACGATGTACACGATCAGGTTGCGCAGGTGGTTCATGATGACCCGGTCGTTGAGCAGGGTTGAGAGCCTGCCCAGCCATTTGAGTACGGGCGTCAGGTCGGCTTCGCCGAAGGTGCAGCCGACCGGCCGGTTGATCGGGAAGTGCAGCATGAACTGGGTCTGCTCGGGGTCGAGGGGATCGTAGGCCACGTAAGGCGGCGCGTTCAGGTCCTGCTGGATGTAGGCTGTTTCCTGGCGGTAGTCGTTGTTGAAGGTCTGGATTTCGTTGATCTGCTCGGACGGCACGGCGCGGACAAATAGACTCCCGTCATTGGCGTCTACACTGCACAGTAAAAACAGGTCGCCGGATCGGGATTGTTCGGCTACCCATTCGGGGACCTGCTCGTCCAGGTTGTTGAGCGGGTGCTCCCAAAACTCTTTGACTGCTGCCGCTGTGGGCTTGTGCTTGATGTCCGGGGCCATGCCGTCGCCGACCACGAATTCGACAATGGCGTCGGTGATACGCCGCGCGATGGGATTGGTGCGCCAGGCAAGCAGCGTCTCGGCGATGATCGTTGCCCGGTCGTAGTTCATCCGGTCGCGGAAGATGTCCCGGCCGCTGCGCGTGCCGATGATGATGGTATCGTCAGTTTCGGCCATGGTCGACAGCCGCGCGGCGACCCGGTCTTCGACCGCCCGGTCGATGGCCGCGCGGAATGGGTTGCGGACGCGTGCCCCATGAATACGGGGTACGCGGATTTCTCTGCCGAAGATTTTTGCCATTAGATAAGCTCCTTCCAGGACAGGCTTGCATTGACTTCGCTATTGACGGCGCTTTGAGCGGTGATGAGCAGGGCTTCGCCTGGTGGTATTTCGAAGGTTTCGGGTAGGGACAAAATACCGTTATCGGCTTTGGCCGCTTCGATAGCCAGCCAGAGCTTTTGACTGGCCGGTGTGGGTGTGCCGGTGTACTTCTTGGCGATGGAGGTATTGGTGTCGATGGCGGCGGATGTCCCGCCTGAGATCGTGCAGCGATAGATTCGGAATGTGACCGGCTTCGCGCCTTCTGTGCTGTAAGTAAAGTGGGTGAACTTGATCTGTGAGCGGTTGTTCCCGGTCCCGCCGAATACGTCGGTCATGTTCTCGACTGCCAGCACAATCGTTTCGGCTGTGGCGGTGTAGGCCAGGTTATGTTGTGTGGCGTGGCGCGGGCCTGGCTTTTCCAGTTGTCCGAATGCGTAGGCCGCCATGTTGCCGATGGTCACGACGATGGCGCTGGTGTTGCCGCTATTCGAGACAGCGGCGCGCAGTGGTAGTGATGGGTTGAGGATGGATGGTACGGTGAACTGGTTGGGATAGCGGATGACGTGCGCTTCCTCGAACAGGCCGGTATGCCGGTTTTCGATCTGGAAGGAAATCACCCCGGCTCCCAGCCATTGGAAGGAGATGGCGTAGATGTTGTACTTGGACGGCTCGAACTCGAAGGATAATTGCTTGTTCCAGTCGGCCTGGCTGACCCAGTTGTCGATCACTTCCCCGCTGACAGAACTGCGGCGGTTGATTCCGAACTCAACGCCGTTGTAACCAAAGAAGTATCCGTCTTCTGCGTTTCCGTAGCCTGCTTCTTGCAGGCTACCGGTTTTACCTGGGGAAAAGACGGCGGAGAATTTGACGATGATCCCCTGCCCGCTGATGTAATGGACCAGTTGGCGCGAGTGGAGTTGTGCGGAGCCGTTCGTCTCCGTGCCGGTGGAAAGGATCGCCGTGCTGCCGCTTTGGGCGATGGTTCCATTGTTGGCTACGGTGGACCTGGCCAGTTCGGTATTGATATTGTAGTGAAAGGCCATGTAAGCCAGCAGGCTTTTTGCGGTTACTTGTAACTCTCCGAACGGTGCGAAGTGCATTAGTAACCTCCGTCGATCTCGCGTTGCATGTCCCGCTGAAGGATGGTGGACTCCTGCGTGATGTACCATTCCAGCCGGTCAAGGACCGCGACCTGCGCGTCGGCGGTGACGAAGTCATCGTGGATCAGTTCGCCGGTGTCGTCGTCGCGCGTACCATCAGGCACGGACCAGCGCAGGGTTTTGGCCGGGCCGGGTAGGATCTCACTCTTGATGTGGCTGTACTGCTTGTCCACGGCTGGGGATGGGTCGCAGTCGCGGAAGCGCCCGGTCTCGATCACGGCTATGTATCCATAGCCGATCTCGCTCTTTGTGGCCTGGGTGTACTTGACCGGGATGACTTTCCCCGGGAACTTGTGGTCCAGCATCGCCCAGAGTCCCTCCCCCACCCCGGTGGCGTCGATCACAAAGTACAGCGGTCGCCAACTCTCTCCGAGCGCGGATAGTTTTCCGAACATCTTGACGTGGTTCTCTCCGGTCCATGCCTGGCGGCGGACCGCCCGGTAGGTGGGGAAGCCTAGCAATTGAAGCGATGAAAGGTCGATGTCTATGACCGTGAGCGTGAGCGAGTCACGGCTGGCGTTTGCCAGCGGCGCGTCTTCGTCCAGGTTCATGCGCGCTTCGTCCTGCCCGGCCACGTCGATGAGAAAAGCGTAAGCGTGACCAGGGACAGGCACGTCAGTGCCTGGCTGGTCACCGACCATGAGTGCTCGCCGGGCGGCGTTGAACATGCCGGTGGTCGCGTCGATCTCCTCGTTGAAGTATTGCGTTTTGATGAGCGGGTGTTGTCTTCCTAAGCGCTTTACTTCGCCGTCCACGAACTTGCCATAGGCCGGGTTATGTTTGCGGACTTCGTCTGCGTCGTAGACGAAGACGCGCCGGATGCCGTCCGCAGCCTGGGCAGCTTCGGCTGCCCGGCGTTCGCGGGATAAGAGACTCCCGGATGTCCAGACCGTGCCCACGATGACTCTCGTGGCGTTCGTGCTGGCGGCCATGGGGCTGGCCTTTTTGTCGTAAACGATTGGCGAGATGTCCTGGGCTTCGTTGACGATTAGTAGGAGCGACGCAGTCGCGCCTACTACGTTGGCCTTGCCGTCGCCGGATAGGAACGATGTGCGCGCCTGGCCGATCATGCGCATGAAGTCCGAGCGCTTCTTCCAGCGGTTGCGCGTCAGGATATTGGTCTGAAGCCTGCTCTCGAGCCGTAGGATGGCGCGGATGGTCTGGGGTTTGTACGTGGGATTGAATTCGACGATCTCGGTGTCCTTGTGTTGCAAGCGGTGCATGAGGAATAGCTTGAGATGGCAAAGGAATTCGTCTTTGCCGGACTGCCTGGAAATGATGACCACGATGGTCAGGCCGAGATTGTGTTTAACTGAATTCCAGATCGCGTCTATCGGCTCGACCTGGTACGGGCGGAGCTCCATTCCCCCGCCGTGCAGGCTGAAGCGGTAGGGCGTGCGTTGGATGGTCTTGGCGCGCTGCGTGAGAGTGGACACTAGAGTCCTTCCTCTGCGTTGAGTTCTGCTAAGGCGTCCATGATGGCCTGTTCGACCGGCTGGTACTGGCCGGTGATGATCTGCTGGGCGCGGGTCAGAGTGCCGATGCTGGCCAGGGCGATGACCAGGGTATTGATCGCGCCGATGGTGGCGTTATTCATGTCGCCTTCTTTGCCTTCTTCGAGTCCGCTCTTTGCCAGTCGTTCCAGGATCCGGTCGGCGATGACGCGCAAGGCGTTGATCTCGCCTTGCAGCCCGCTGTCCCTGAGCGCCTTGCGTTTAAAGCGGCTGATCTCGTCGTCGGTGAAGTGCCTGGCATAGAAGCCGTGTTTGAGCGCGTTGCGGTTGCCTTTGGGTGCGGGCATGGGATCATGGTTTGTTCAAGTCGCCGGTGTCGCGACGTTTGATTCTGGCTTCGCGGCTGGCGGCATCATGGGCGGATAGTAGGCCGTTGAGTTGGTTGACCTGTTGGGCTATGGATTTGATTTCTTCGGCCAGCCTGCCGATGGCTTCGACTCGATGGGCGCGTTCTTCTCGTAAGAATTCCCTCCATTGCTCGTCACGTTTGTCTTGGAATTCCCTCCACAAATCTTCGTGTTTGTTGGCGTTGGCGTCGATCCGTTTCGACCATTCCAGGATAAACCAGACGAAGATTCCGACGATTGGTAGTTGAATGAGTAAGTTGATTACACTATCTGGCATGACTCTCCTGGGTAGTGCCCGCCGTCGCGGGATAAAAAACAGCCGGCTGTCGGCTGTGACCCGCTCCCCTTAAAAAGCGGCTAGACTCGTTGGGGGGAGCGAGTCTAGCCGAAGGTATTTTGGCACATTTGTTCGGGGCCGTCAATGTAGGTGCGCAAGAGTGGGACTAAAGCGTCACGAATGTTCGACCGTCCTGCAATGGTCCTGTAATACACACGCCCGCGTTCGTGGCGGGGGCGGGCGTGTGCTCGAACGGGAGCGGCGGGGGTTGGCCGCCGCTGTGAGAGCCTGCCCCGGCGTGTTTGTTGCCGGGGGGCTGAGCGATAGCGAAGAATCACCCCGCACAGTTCCACCGTGCGGGGTCTGCGCGGCCTGCCAATGGGCGGCCTGGGCGACTGAGCGTAGGCTGACGCCGTGTTCGTCGGCCAGCCGGAGGGAAGGTAGCCAGCCGAAGCCCCCCTGAGAGCGCCCGCCCCCCACTTCGAAAATGGGTACATTGCTGGGGGGGGTGCCTGGGTGGGGGGGGTGGGGGGCGGGGCGGCAGGGGGAACGCGCGTTTCGCGAACTCGGTCCGGCAGGCGCCAGTGTTCGCGGAGAGAGGCCTCCCAGGAGAGGAAGTGGACCTGAAGCTGGAGCTGAAGCTACTCGCTTATGTTGGGGTGGTGGGCCTGCCAAATGCTGGGAAATCGACGTTGCTGCGGGCGGCGTCGCATGCGAGGCCGGAGGTAGGGGCGTACCCGTTCACGACGCTGGAGCCGGTGCTTGGCGTCGTCGACG